TGCCGTCGTCAATGGTCGCCAGCTGCAGGTCCGTCGCCGGGTCGATGGCGCCGGCCTTCGGGTCCGCGCTCGAATAGTTGGAGTGAAAGATGCCCGTGAGCCGGTTCGGACCACCGGTACCGACCAAAATCTGCCGGGCGATGCGCTTCCGCAGGGCGATGCGCACACCGTTGACGATCTCGGCGTCATAGTCGATGTCCGGCAACTTGAGCACGCCCTCGTCCTCTTCGGTGTACACCGTCACCTTGGATTTGCCGATGCGTACGAACCCGAACTCAGTGTCGGACTCGTGGTAGTCGGCGTCGTCCGCGACCTCCTGGCCCTCGCCGTAGCCACGGACGTAGGACCGCTCGAACGCCTCGCCGCCGATCCGCGGGAAGATCCTGACCAAGTCGATCAGCGATGAGACCTCGTTCCACGCCGGCATCAAGTCGGTGCCGTAGCGAGTGGGCACCAGCACACCTTCGGTCGTCAGCTTCACGGCGTTCATGGCCCTCAGGGCGCGTCCGCGCTCCGCCGACGCCTGGACACCCCAGCGGGTGATGACCCGCGCTTTGTCGGCCTGCATGGTGTCGACAACTTGCCCAGNACCGGGCACCAACGCCGGCTCGTCTGCGCCAACCNTGCGGGACTGGAGGACCTTCAGTTCCTCCTGCAGCGCGCGGGCGTTNGCCCGGGCCACGATAGCCGCCTCGTACTCCCGGTCAAGCGCCTCAATCTCCGCCTTGACCGAATTAAACTTCTCGACACTGCCCTCGGCCGCGTAGGCTTCCGCCTCGGCGACCAGGGCCTTCCGCTTCTCGACATACTCCTTACGCGTCATCGTCCTTGACCTCCTTGAGTTTGATTAGCTCCAGTTGGAGCTGCAGGTCGGCCTCTCGGCCGCCGTTGTGCGCTTTCCAAACATCGAAAAGCCGACGCATCGCTGCGTCGGCCATGTTGAGAACCGCGAGCCGGCTGACTGCATATGCCGGCGCCGCCCAAGCGTTGGCTGACTCTGGCTCGGCGTCGTCGGCATAGAGGATGCCGTCGGCGAACCCGAGTTCCACCGCCTTGCGGGCGCTCATCCAGGTTTCCTCATCCATCAAGCGAGCCAGTTCATCCCTCGAGAGGCCCGTCTTAATCTCGTAGGCGGTGATGATGGCCTCCTTGATCTCATCCAGGACGCCAGCCATGTGGCGCAGGGAATCCGCGTCCCCTGCGACATGAACCCACGGGTTATGGACCATCATTACAGCCGCCGGCGACATCAGGACCTCGTCACCAGCCATAGCGATGATGGTTGCCGCCGATAGGGCCTTGCCGTCGATTTTGACGGTGACTCTACCTTGATGCTCCATCAGGGCATTGTAGATGCCAGCCGCCGCCCAGACAACACCGCCCAGGCTGTCGATCCAAACGGTAAGGTCCTTGCCCTTGTATTTGGCCAGCTCTTCGCGAAACGCGTTGGGCGTCACGTGCTGGATCCCCAGCCACTCATACAACCAAGCGTCGTCTTCATCGACTATCTCGCCCTCGATCCGCAGCTCCGCTTCGGTGTCGGAACGGTTGAGGAACTGCCAAAANCGCCGCTTGCCCTTCAAGTGCCATCACCTCCCTGGTCCGGCCCATCATTTACGACGTCCGTGTCTAGCCGTCGGATCGGCTTGTCGCCGCCTTCAATCGGCGGCAGGTTCAGAATCCGGCGCCACTCNTTTGGCGTGAGGGCGCCCCGGTCAACCATCTGCACCAGCCCGAGCTTTGTTTGCATGCTGGCAAACGTCAGGGCCGTAGCGTCGAACACGATCCGGTTGCCGAAACCACGCTCCCGGCGGCTAAACAGCTTGCGGGTGAACTCCTCGCTCATCTGCTGGGCCAGCGGCGCAATCTCGGCCTCATAGTAGGCCAGCCACTGGTTTTCGTCGTACTTCGCCTGCACGATGGCCTCATTGACCCGGAANAACGAGTAGATGCGCTCAACCGCCCGCTGCTGGAGTGGTGAGGCCGGCACGTACTGTTGCCCGCCATCCCGTACGGGCTCCACGTCGAACCGCGGGTCCTGCGGCAAGATCCCGCTGTCGTTTGCTAAGCTCAGGTATCGCTCTGAAAACTCCTGGACGTTCTTCTCGATATCACTCGGCTTGAGCGCCTGTTTGAACTTCATCGTCCAGCGCAACCAAGCAGATCGCCGCACGGCCTGCACGATGCTCTGGTCCGACGCAGCAATGATTTCGAGCAACTGTTTCAGCGCTTCCGCTTTGTGAGCGCCGAAGATGTCGTTTTCGGCGTACTCATCCCGCAGGTGGATGACGTCCTTGTACGGCAGCTCCAACAGGTCTCCGTCCGTCAGTTGGAACCGCATCCACAAGCTTCCATCCGGTCGCAGGATGGCCTCGGCCGTCGCTGCCGGGATGATATAGAGTTGCTGCGGCAGGCCGTCCTGGTCACGGACAATCTGGACGAATGCATTATTGTTCAGCTGGAGCAACGTCGCCAGCCGCTCCCGGAACATCTGGCCACCACTATACGGATTAGGCTCCTCTAGTAGCATCCGNAGATACGGCTCTGGGTTGACCTGCAGCTGCCCCGCGGTTTCCCGGATATGCATAGCCGTCAATTTGCCGATGGCTTTGGCCTTTGGCCGGATAGCCGCACGGACGATGTCGCTCTTGTAGAGCGATCCGTCCCAAGTCCGAAACCAGCTTCCGTGGTCGGTGATGAGCANGACCCGGCCCACCATCTCACCGCGTGGTCGATTGNAAATGCGCTTCAGCCAGCTCACATGCTCACCACCTCTGCACCTCTGGTAATAAATGAAAGCCACCCCCTCGGGGCGGCCTTTTTCAGGGTTGGTACATGGCAAAATCGTCTTTGACCTTCAGGTAGGCCACATAGGCATTCAGGAACGAGGTATAGCCGTCAATTCGGGCCCTGCTGGACCGCTTATCNGGCGTCACGTTATTGTTCGCATCCACCCGGGCCGCCGTGTTCGTAACGCACCACCTAAAAAGGCCGTTGTGCCGGCTGAACACGATCTTCCGATCAGCAAACAGCACCCTGGTTTCTTTCATGGGCCCAGAAAGCGTCTTAGCCCCCTGCGCCACCTCAAACAGGACCCCGCGGCCGTCCTTGTCCTCCCGAGGAAAACCTCGGAGCTCCATTTCCTCGGCGAAGTCCGCGAAGTGCCATCGGTCGGCACCGATCTTCCAGAACACCACGCCGTACTCCGTAGCCAGCATTTCGAACCATGCGGCCACGTCCTTGCGGCTCACCAAGCTGCCCTCACAGATATGCAGCAGCTTGTGGTTTAACGGGTCGCTTGCCCCCGTCCGGGTGAAGCTCTCATAGGCCATCTGGTCCCGCTTTGAGTTTTGCTCCAGCCGGTTCCTGGCGATGAAGTAACGCTGGAACACATGGAGCTTGCCATTCAGNGGAACCAGCACCGTCGCGCAGCACAAGTCCGTCGTCTCGGCCAAGTCCACGCCACCGACCGCGTACTTGTCCCGGAGCATATCCAGGCTCATGTCGGCGGCGCACTGGTCGATGACGTGAAGGTCGAAGAAGGCCACCGCCGTACTGGCCGCCCGGTTCAAGTGCTTCGCCAAGAAGCTCGGCAGCATCGACGGGTCGGCGACCGTCTTCTGGAACTCTTCACGCAGATACCGCAGAGTAGGCCGACCTTCGAGCAGGCCCGGGTTCGCCTTGATCCAGCACCGCTCATCGGTCGGGTCGTCATCCTTGTCGATACGAAAAATCATCGGGAAGAGCCGCTCGTCGGTCTCCCCGTTAAGACGCTTCTCGCACCGTTCCAGGACGCTGTCGAAGATGCCTTCCCGCACGAACCCGAAGGTACTGATAATGATGCCCAGTGGCTGCGACCGGGCACCTGTCGCCGACGTGAACACGTCGTAGGTGTTCCGGTCGGTGATGGCATGTAACTCGTCGATGACATAGCAATGCGGATTCAGCCCGTCCTGGTTCTGACTGTTCTTGCCTCCAGGCTTCATGAAGCTATTGGTCGCCGGGAACAGCAACATCTCGGCGTTGTCCCGGTCCCGCTTGGTTCGCCAGTATTTCCGCGGATTGTCCGGCGGGGTCAGGTATGGGCTCGACTGCAACAGCGCCTTCGTGTTTTCGTAGACGATGGCCGCTTGGCTCTTGATCGTGGCGAGGCACCATACCTGGGCGGCCGGNTCCCCGTCCAGCATGAGCATGTAGGCCGCCAAGGCGCTAATGAACGTCGACTTGCCCCACTTGCGCCCAACAAACAGCACCAGCTCCCGGAAATACCGGACGTCCATGTCCAGTTCCGGGTCGTGCCATTTGATACCCAGGACGCACGCCGCGATGTACTTCTGCTCGATGGACAGTTCCAACGGCTGGCCGGCCCACCGACCCTCTTTGTGACGCAACATCGAGCAGAATTGAATGAACGTCTCGACATCGGTCGGGTCATAGAAGATGTCATCGCGGGCCAGCAGGTCTTCGATCATTCGCTTGAGCTTCTTGATGTCCTCGCAGTGCCGTTCCGGGTGCGCTTCGACGTAGTCGTGCCAGTCTTGGATGTACTTGGGCAGCGGCTTACTTGACTCGGCGGATCTTCGACTGGACGAGCGCCTCGAACGGATTCTGCTCGCCGNCGCCACCCTTGCCTGCTCCCTTTGCCGCACCCGGCGCCTCGGCCAACTCGGCGAGTTGTTTGCACGTAGCGAGGTACTGCCGCACCATCCGGTCGTAATGCTGCGCCGCCGCGCGGATGCGTGTCACCGGAGGCGACGTCGGACTGGCCTGATATTCCTCAGTGGAGCCGTTGGCGTTGATGTCAGCCTCCAGATCCTCCAACTCCACGCGCAAGAACGCGGCCCGCTGGATGAGCCCTTCGACAAGTCGCAACTTATCTTCAGGCATCTCGGCCAAGATTCCCCTAAGTC